GGTGCTACAGGATCACAAAGACTAGAAACTGACACTAACTTAACTTATAATCCTTCTGCAAATTTACTGACTACTACTGTAACTAGTATAAGTCTTGCTTCTAACGTTAGTACTGATGAAACTGTATATCTAACTTTTGCTGATGGGCAAAGTGGATCACAAACTTTAGAAACTGATAATACATTAAATTATAATCCAAGTACTAATACATTAACTGCTGGTACTTTCTCTGGTTCTGGATCTTCTTTGACTGGATTAACCGGTGCTTCTGCAGCAACTTATGGTAGTTCTGACATAGCACCAGTTATTACGGTTGATGCTAATGGTAGAATCACTGGTATTACGACTGCTCCTATTAGTGGATCTGGAGCAATTGCATCTATTGTGGAAGATACTACACCTCAACTTGGCGGTAATTTAGATCTCAATAGTAATGATATTACTGGAACTGGTAACGTTAATATCACTGGTATCATAACTGCCACTACATTTAGTGGTTCTGGTGCTTCATTAACATCAATTCCTAACAGTGCATTAGATAACTCTAGTGTTAACTTTGGTGGTGTAACATTATCACTGGGACAAAGTGATACAACACCTGCATTTGACTTAAGTGATGCTACTAATTATCCTTACACTTCTTTAACAGGAATTGCAACTCATATTGTAGGTGATACTACTCCACAACTTGGCGGTAATTTAGATCTCAATAGTAATGATATTACTGGAACTGGTAACATAAATGTTACTGGTATCATAACTGCTACATCTTTTGTCAAATCTGGTGGAACATCATCTCAGTTTTTAAAAGCAGATGGGTCTGTTGATAGTTCTACATATTTAACTTCTTATGCTGAAACAGATACATTAGATTCTGTAGTTGGAAGAGGAAACACCACATCAAATAACATTCAAGTTGGAATCTTAACTGCTACTGCATTACATACTGGAGCAGAAGGTTCTGCTATTAGAGTTACTAGTAATACAATTAGTGGTCCAGCAGAGTTATTCATCGATCCGGCTGCAGTTGGAGACGATACTGGTGCAGTAAGAATTAAGGGTGATCTTTATGTTGATGGTACGACGACTCAGATCAACTCTACGACGATTGAACTTGCGGATTTTATAGTTGGCATTGCTACAACTGCAACTAGTGATCTTTTAGCTGATGGTGCTGGTATTACAATTGGTCCTGATAATACTTTACTTTATGATCATAGCAATACTTCACTCAAATCTAGTGAAAATTTAAATTTAGCAACTGGCAAAACTTATAAAATTAATGGAACTGATGTTCTTTCTGCAACAACACTTGGATCTAATGTTGTTAATTCTTCATTGACAAGTGTTGGTACTTTAACTGAATTAAATGTATCTGGTATTAGTACACTCACTAATCAAGCAGAAGTTCGTAGTGATGATGGTTCTCAAGGTAGAATTGACTTCTATTGTGAAGTTAGTAATGCTCATTACACAAGACTTCAAGCAGCAGCACATGCAGACTACTCTGGTAATGCTACAGTAACATTACCATCATCAAGTGGAACACTTCTTCTTACTAATGGTAGCGGAGCAAATCTGACTTCACTAAATGCATCTAATTTAGGTTCTGGAACAGTTCCTGATGCTAGATTCCCTTCAACATTACCTACTGTTAGTGGAGCAAATCTGACTTCACTAAATGCATCTAATTTAGGTTCTGGAACTGTTCCTGATGATAGATTTCCTTCAACATTACCTGCCGTCAGTGGAGCAAATCTGACTAATTTAACTGGTGTTGGTGTAGGAACTTATGGATCTGCTAGTTTAACACCTATAATTACTGTTGATTCTAATGGTAGAATCACTTCAATTTCTACAGTTACATCCACAGGATCTGGTGGAATCTCTAATGTTGTAGAAGATACTACACCACAACTTGGTGGTAATTTAGATCTTAATTCGAAACTAATTGATGGAACTGGTGGAATTAACATCACTGGTGTTGCAACTGCTACTGGATTTGCAACTGCTACCGGAACATCATCTCAATTCTTAAAAGCAGATGGTTCTGTTGATAGTTCTACTTATCTTACTAGTTTTACCGAAACTAATGATCTAAGTTCTGCTGTTACTTGGGCAAATGTACCCAATGCTAACATCACTGAAAGTTCTGTAACACAGCATCAGGCAGCACTGAGTATCACTGAATCTCAAATCAGTGACCTTCAGTCATATTTAACTTCGTATACTGAAACTCAAACTTTGGATGATGTAGTTGGATTGGGTTCTGCTACGACTCAAACCATTACTGTCGGAACAGCGACTACTGGTGTTGTTATAAGACCAGATGGAACTCTGAATGTAACTGGAATTGCTACTGCCACCACGTTCTCTGGTTCTGGTGCATCATTAACATCAATTCCTAACAGTGCATTAGATAACTCTAGTGTTAATTTTGGTGGTGTAACATTATCACTGGGACAAAGTGATACAACACCTGCATTTGATTTAAGTGATGCTACTAATTATCCATTTACTTCTTTAACAGGAATTGTAACTCATATTGTAGGTGATACAACTCCGCAACTTGGTGGAAACTTGGATCTTAATAGTAATGATATTACTGGTACTGGTGACGTTAATATCACTGGTGTTATAACTGCAACATCATTCTCTGGTTCGGCATCAAATATGACCGGATTGACTGGTGCTTCTGCTGGATCTTATGGAAGTACTGGACTGACACCCGTTATTACGGTTGATGCTAATGGTAGAATTACTGGTATTACAACTGTTACTACTGCCGGATCTGGTGGTGGACTTGCTCAAGTTTCTGATGATACAACTCCACAACTTGGTGGAGACTTAGATCTTAACTCTAATGATATTACTGGTACTGGTAACATGAACGTTACTGGTATTATCACTGCAACATCATTTAGCGGTAATATAATATCAGAATCTTCTGTTCCTAACAGTGCTTTAGTTAACACTACCATTTATCTTGGTGGCGTAAATATTGCATTAGGTGCTACTGATGCAACACCAGCATTTGATCTTACTGATGCCACCAACTATCCTTTCACTTCTTTAACAGGAATTGTCACCCATATTGTGGGTGATACAACACCTCAGTTAGGTGGCGACTTAGATCTTAATGCTAATCTTATAAACGGAACTGGTGGTATTAATATTAGTGGAATTATAACCGGTACTACTTTCTCTGGTTCTGGCGCATCATTAACATCAATACCTGCTGGGCAACTAACAGGAACAGTTGCAGACGCAAGATTATCTACAGTATCTTCATCTAAATTGAGTGGTGCATTACCTGCACTTGATGGTTCTGCACTGACTGATCTTACTGGTGCTTCTGCTGCAACTTATGGATCTGCTAACGCAACACCTGTTATTGTTGTAGATTCTAATGGAAGAATTACTGGCATTTCTACAGTTGCAACCGCAGGATCTGGTAGTGGTAGTGGAATATCTAGTATTTCCGAAGACACCACACCACAACTTGGTGGAACATTAGATACCAATGGAAACCTAATTCAGTTTGGTGATAGTTCTGGTTCTACTGATGACAGACTGAGATTTGGTGCAGGTAATGACTTGCAAATTTATCATGACGGTTCTGACAGTTATGTCAGTCAACAATCTGATGTTGGTGATCTTTATATTGTTAGTTTGAATGATGACAATGATGTTATTATTCAGACTGATGATGGTTCTGGTAATACTACGGATTATTTCCGTGCCGATGGTAGCACTGGTGAGGCAAAACTTTTCTACTATGGATCTGAAAAGATAAAAACCGTAACCACTGGAGTTACAATAACCGGAACCGCAAGTGCAACATCATTCTCTGGTTCTGGTTCAAGTTTAACCGGACTCACTGGTGCTTCTGCAGCGACTTATGGTAGTTCTACTGTAACACCTATAATTACTGTAGATTCCAGTGGTAGAATCACTGGTATTACAACTGCCGCAACAGCAGGTGGTGGAGGTGGTGGTGGTTCGGGAACTGTAACTGGAGTTAGTTCTGATGGAGAAATTGTTGGAACTGGAGTTACGACAATTAACTTTGTTGGAACTGGAATAACTGTTTCCATTACTGGAGGACAAGCAGACATTACAATTCCAACAAGTGATAAAAATGTACATAGAGAAGTTGCTACAGAAGGACAAACTGTCGTTCCTGCTAGTGGAACGGTAGAATATACTGTTGGGCATTGTGATGTATATCTGAACGGATCTAAGTTAGACTCTACAGAATATACGGCAACTAACGGAACTTCAATTACTCTTACTACGGGAGCATCTGTTGGTGATATTATTGAAGTAGTTGGATTTCAAATTGGAGTTGAATTAAATCTGGTTGGGTTATCTGATGTTGTTGATGATACTTCTCCACAACTTGGTGGCAATTTAGACCTTAATAGTAGATTAATTCAAGGCACTGGTGGTATTAATATTACTGGAATTGCTACTGCTACATCATTCTCTGGTTCTGGTGCTAATCTTACTGGTATTCCTAATAGTGCATTAGATAATTCTACTATTTCTGTTGGTGGTGTTACATTTAATTTGGGTGGTACTGACACAACACCTGCTTTTAATCTCTCTGATGCTACCAATTACCCATATACTTCTCTGACGGGTATTTCAACTGACATTGTAGGTGACACAACACCACAACTTGGTGGCAATTTAGATCTTAATAGTAAGAATATTACTGGTACTGGTAACATGAACGTTACTGGTATTATCACTGCAACATCTTTTACTGGCAATATAACTGGAAACGTAGTTGGCGATGTAACCGGTAATGTAACCGGTAATGTAACTGGAACTGCAACCACAGCAACTAACGTAACAGTTGCAGATGAATCTTCAGATACTACTTGTTTCCCATTATTTGCTACTGCGGCAACTGGAAATTTGCCACCTAAATCTGGAAGTAATCTAACATTCAATTCCTCTGCAGGAATTCTGGGTGCAACTACATTCCAAGGTAATCTTGATGTTGCTGGATTACTCAAAGAGGGTGTAAATATTGTAACTGGAAAACTGAGTGACAATACAAATATTGATCTTGCGAATGGTATGGTTCATTACTTTGACACGGTAGAATCAACAACATCAACACCAAATATAAGAGTTGATGCTTCAACGACACTTAATTCTTCCATGAATGTTGGTGAAGCAATTACAGTTGTTCTTATTTCTTCCGCTGCTGCAGCAGGATATTCTGCACAATTGACAATTGATGGTGCAGCAGTTACTGAAAAATGGTTAGGCGGATCTGCACCATCTACAGGTGGATCTAGTGGCGTTGATGTTTATACATATAATATTATTAAATATTCATCAACGCCAATTTGGTCTGTATTAGCAAACGTAGTAAACTTCGCATAATAATATGACTCCATTATCAACTCTAGGAATGTCTGGTCCTGTTAGTACTTTACTATCTGGTTCTAGTGCAGCAGCGGCAGAACCTGGACAGCAGGCATTTACAACAACAGGAACTACTAATTGGACTGTACCTGCTGGAGTAACTTCAGTTTCTGCCGTTGTTGTTGGCGGCGGAGGCGGTGCTGGTGGTACTGGTGGTAATGCAGGTTCTGGCGGCGGTGGCGGTGGCGCTCTTTCATATGGAACATTTACCGTAACACCTGGAGAAACTTTAACTGTTGTTATAGGTGCTGGAGGTGGCGGTGGTTCGTCAAGTGGTGGAACTGGATCTGCTGGTGGCATTTCACAAATAAAAAGAGGTAGTACAGTTTTACTTCAGGCAACTGGTGGAGGTGGTGGAGGACGCTATTTCTATGGCAGCGGCGGCACCAGTAGCGGAACTGAAAGAGATGGTGGTGGAAGTGGTGGAAATGGTGGTAATTCTCAATATAACAATGCCGGAGGTGGCGGCGGCGGTGCTGCTGGATATAGTGGTAATGGTGGTAATGGAGAATATAGCAATTCTGGTACAGGCGGAAGCAACGGTGCAGGCGGCGGCGGTGGCGGCGGTAATACTTCCACCACGCAGTGTCAAGGCGGCGGCGGAGTCGGAATACTTGGAGAAGGAGGTAGTGGTGGTAGAGGTGCTGGAGGATCTGGTGGCGGAAGCGGATCTTATAATGGTCCTGGCGGTGCTTATGGTGGTGGTGGCGGTTCTGATGATGACGATACAGTCAGGACTGGTGGTTCTGGTGCTCAAGGTGCTGGAAGAATTATTTGGGGTGACAATAGACAGTATCCATCAACAAATACTGCCGATGTATAAACTAAATAACTAAAAACATAAGTCATGGGAAGAACCAGACAGACTGGAAATTTAACGGCAGATGCACTACTTGTTAATGATATTGCCAATGACCTTGTAAAGGTTGGAACTGGTATTACATTTTATGGTGGAGCTGTCGGTATTGTTAGTGCTCTATCATTTTATGGTGATGGATCAAACTTAAGTGGTGTTGCAACTGGTGGAGGAACGTTAAGAAGAAATAATACATATACTGCAAATGGTGTTACGACTTCATTTACAGTTGATAATGGATATACTACTGGATATATTGATGTATATTTAAATGGTTCTAAATTACAAAAAGATGCTGAGTTTACAGCAGACGATGGCAGTACTGTTGTAATTGAACCTGCTCCTGATAATGGTGATATTGTAGATATTGTTGCTTTTGAACTAAATGTACCAACAAATCCAAATTTTAGAACTACAAGATCAACATCGAGAATTGTTGCAGGAGCAGGACAAACAACATTCAGTGTTTCTTATACTGTTGGTTATGTTGATGTTTTCTTTAATGGATCTAAACTAGATTCCACAGAATTTACGGCATCTTCTGGTAGCGATGTCATATTAAATAGTGGTGCTGATGCTGGTGATGTATTAGAATTTGTTTCTTATACATCTCTTTCAGTTAATACTCTTGATGTTACAGTTGTAAATGAAACAACAAATGCAACTCGAAATGTTGTACTTACCGAAGCAACTTCTGGAAGTATTAGTACTGTAAGAACTTCATCATCAAATCTTACATTTAACCCAAGCACTGGAGAACTTACTGCCACTACCCTTACAGGAAACGTCACAGGTAATGTGACTGGTGATTTAACCGGTGATGTGACTGGCAACGTGACTGGTAATGTTACTGGTAATTTAACTGGTAATGTGACTGGTAATGCAGATACTGCAACATCAACACCAACAGCAACAAATGCAACAAACATTACTGTTGCATCCCAAACAAGTGGAACTGGATATCATATCTTATTTGTGAATAATGCTTCTGGAAATGAACCTCCAAAAACACATTCAAATACTTTAAAGTATGATCCAGCAACTGGAACTTTATATGCCACTAAGTTCTCTGGAGATGGTCAACTTCTGACATCAATAACAGCAACAGATGTGACTCTTGATTGTATGTTATTTGGTGGTATTTGATTATAAATAAAAATAAATCATATGTTTCCACATGGGAAAGACTAGAGAAAATGGTGAATTGGCATCTACTGGATTAATGTCTGCAGATCCGTCTGCAAACACAGTTAATGTTGGAACTGCAATTACATTCACTGCATCTTCTGGTAATATTAATGCTACTTCCTATACTGGCGATGGTTCTGGATTGAGTGGTGTTGTTACTACAGATCATGTTCTGGATAACATGCTTTTTACTTGATAAATAAATACAAAAAAGGAACTTTATAAGAACATACAATGGCATTAGAAAGAGGTACATTAAGGTTTCCAGTAGTTGTTGGCGCTGGAACTACTGTTGGTATTGTGACAGTTGCTAATAGTAAAAAAATGTATGTGAAATCAATTGCAATCCACAATGCTAATGTTGGAACTGCAAATACTGATTTAACACAGACAGTTCAAATTTATATGGTTCCCAATGGAGGCACTGCTGATGCCACCAATAGAATTTTTAGAGGGGCATTAGAACCAGACGATACTTTCTTATTTGAACCAAACTATCCAATTACATTATCAACAACGGGAGATAAAATATCTGTATTTAATGAGGGAACTAATAACGGAGGAACAGCAACAAATTCAGTTACTGTACTAGTTCTTGGTGATAAGGAGGCATGATTTATGAGTCCATTTAAAAGTACAAAACTGGGATTTCTTAGTAATTCTGCACAATACATTCTTCAAAGAGACAATGAAGTTGGTGCAGCAGTTACTCATACTGGACAGCACGAATGGACCTATGGTGATTATAATTACATAGCTTTCACTGGACCTGGGATTTTTGAAGTGCAAAGATCTGGATATATGGATTTTTGCTTAGTTGGTGGAGGTGGTGCTGGCGCAAACGGAGTTATTGGTCCACCATTTACCGGACAGCAAGGTGGAGGTGGAGGTGGTGGAGCCGGAGGAGTTCTCCACATTTATGATTATAAAGCACAGATTGGCACATACACTGTTACTATAGGTACTGGTGGTGCAACAGGCGATCCAGGGGGATATGCCCCTAAAAATCAATCTACTTGGGGTTATGCAGGTTCTGCATCCAAGATAACATCTCCACATATTAATCCTGCAAATTATGAATTTTATGCTGCAGGCGGCGGTGGTGGAATTGGTGGCGATACTGCAACACCATATACCGGTCCTAGTCAGCCTAAGAGTTATGGTGCATCTGGTGGAGGAAAAACTGGTGTTTCAGGGTCGGCAGTTTCAAATTATGCTAATTTTATTGAATATACAACAACTCCATTAGCACCATTTCAACCTAATGGAGTTGTTCAAGGTTATGAAGGATCTAGTGGATCAAATTATCTTGGTGGCGGCGGAGGCGGCGGTGCTGGTGGTGCTGGATCTGTAGGAGCACCTGGTGATTATGGTGGTCAAGGTGGTCCTGGCGTAAGAATATTTGCGGGTGATGCGGGAGTTAATCCTCCAGCAACTCCGGCAAATTTTGATTTGGGTGAAGCATCACCTTCCAATGTGTCTCCTGGACGTTATGTTGGTGGTGGAGGTATGGGAGGAAGTTCATACTCACCTCAGACTACTCAGGATGGTGGCGGACTTGGTGGCGGCGGTTCCCAAAATAATTATCAAAGTGGATATCCTGGAACGGTGAACACAGGGGGTGGAGGTGCAGGTGGATCTGAACCTGGAGGTAATCCTGGTGGTCAAGGTGGTCCTGGATTAGTTGTTGTAAGATATTTAAGAATCGTTGATGCAGGTTAAACATGTCACCATTTAGAAGTTCAAAAAATAATATAACAAGTTCATCTTCTTCTGTTCGTGCAGTTGAGGGTAGAGATACTTTAGGTGCATCTGTTGGTCGAAATAATGCTTTTGAAACTTGGACCTATGGTAATTATAAGTACTATTCATTTACCGATGATGGATTTTTTGAAATTCTTCGCTCTGGACCTATAGATGTTGCAATCATTGGCGGCGGCGGAGCAGGTGGTGGCGATGATAACGGCGGCGGTGGTGGCGCTGGTGCATTTGTCGAAAATTATAATGTAACGTTTCCAATAGGTAAGTATGATGTTTTTATAGGCCGTGGTGGGATTGGTACAAGATCTGCATACTTTGCTACAGCTGGGGGTGCTAGTAAACTAGTTGGTCCTTCTAATTTTACTGATATAACAGCAGTGGGTGGAGCCTATGGTGCTGGATCATCAAATACCGCAGGACCCCCTGGAACAGGTTCTGGTGGTGGAGGATCTCCATATAGCGGGAAATCGAATGCAACAGACCTTGCTCATGGAAGTCCTGGTGGTGGTGCCAAACAAGCCGGTGGTGGTGGAGGTGGCGGTGCTGGTAGTGTTGGAAGCCTTTATGATCCGAGTAACGTTCTTATATCTCCACCTGTTACCAATCCAATTGGATCTCCCTCTAATCTTGGAATGATGGGAGGACATGGAAAAGCCATGTTTGGTGGAGATTTAGGAATTCCTGAAAATTATGGATATAACACTCCCAATACTCCATATGCTGCTAATGGTAGGCATTTTGCTGGTGGAGGTGGAGGAGGGGACACTCCGGGTGCATCTTATAATGGATATTTGAGAAATCCTGGTGGAGGCGGTGCCGTTGCTGGATCAGGACCCTGGAAGTTAATTGATAGTCCTTCTCGCCACATATATGATGGAGATCCAAATACTGGGTCTGGCGGAAGTGGCGGATCAGGTGGTTATGTTTCTGGTAATGGTGGCAGTGGAATTTTAATTATTAGAATACCGATTGTGTTTGCAGAGTAAAATTGACTATTTTTTTGTGATGATATATAATTTGTGAATATATTAATAGGAGACTTGAGTGGCATATCAAAGCACTTGGTATTTCAGTGGACTACCCGATAAAGTTATAGAATCGCTTGAAGAAGATCTGGAAAGTAATTTTGGTGATCAAATGGGCGACTCCAGATTAATGGGAGATGCTCTGAATAAAGATAAGAGAAATTCAAAAAATGCTTGGATTCCAACCACACATTGGACTGCAGGACTTGTTTGGCATTATATTGAAAGAGCAAATCGCGAAAATTTTCTCTATGATATTCGTAATATTGATGGAGAAAGTATGCAATATACTGAATATGGTGTAGGAGAATTTTACACTTGGCATAATGATGCTGGAATTTCTTGTCATTATAAACCAGTAAGTGTTGGTAATCATCATGAAGGAAGACAGCAAGATTTCATTCAAGAAAATTTGGAACTTGTGAGAAAACTTTCTTTTGTTGTTCAACTTTCTGATCCTGAAGATTATGAAGGAGGTAATCTTCAATTGATAGCAGAGGATGGTAAGAGTTATTTTGCACCAAGAAAAAAAGGCACGGTAATTGTTTTTGATTCACGTACATCTCATCGTGTTCTTAAAGTAACTAAAGGTAAACGTAAGTCTCTTGTTGGATGGGTTGTTGGTCCGAGATGGAAATAAAATCGATTAAAAACTTCTATACACCTAATTTTTTTGATAGAATATCACTCAATTTTATTTTAAATAAAAACTATAAAAAATATTATAATGATAAAGATGGATATAATTATCCAATCTATGATAATACAAAAGTTTTTGAAAAATTGTATGAATTGTTTTTGAAAGAATGTAAATTATTATTTGGTGATTTTGATTTATCTCCAAGAAATAAAAAAACTTGTCACTGTTATAGAAGTAAAAATGATGATTACAGATCAGTCTTTCATGATCATGAAAGAACATCTATCATAAATGGAGTTTACTATTATGATGTTGAAAAGGGTGATAGTATTTCTTTTTTACATAATGGTAAAGAGCACATATATTATCCTGATAAAAATGAATTACTGATATTTCCTTGCCATCTAATTCATAAACCAAATAAACCAGTGGGAAATAAGTATAGATATTCTATAAACATGGAAATTATTACAACACAATCTGTTGATGAAATCTTTAATGGGAAGTAAATTATGGAAAACATGACCTTAGAAGACGTAAAGAGGCAAGAATTTTTAAATAGTGGATCATCCAAAACTAATAATGATCAGTTTGAAAAGGATGGTTATCTGGTAGTTAGAGACTTGTGGAATTCTGAAGAACTTTTTCGTCCTATTCCTGAACTTAGAGGTTCAGCAAATTATTGGGGAAAGCAGTTAGATCAATTTAAGTATGACCCTGTAGAATCTCAGGTAGAAGGTTCTTTTTCAACTTATTGGCATCCTCAGTACAGGCAAATTCATTCTGGGATTCGTTTGAAACTGGAAAAAATAATTGGTAGTAAGTTATATAATACTTATTATTATGATAGATTTTATTTTACAGATCAAGAACTAACAATTCATACTGATAGAGATGCTTGCGAAATTTCTGTGACTATTCATATCAGTTCTAATCTTGAACAACCATGGCCTATTTGGATTAAAACACCAAATAGTGAAGAAAAAATAGGAGAAGAACGTTCTGTTACCTTATCTCCGGGTGATGGAATGATATATAAAGGATGTGAAAGACCTCACTGGAGAAATAAAATGCCAGAAAAGTTTAAAAAAACTTGGTATGGTAGACGAATAAAGGATAATGATGTATACTACCATCAGGTATTTTTTCACTATGTCCTTGCTAATGGAAATAGAGTTCAGTGTGCAAATGACATGGCAAAATAACAAGTAGTTTTTATTTTTTTGGTTATGAATTTTAAAGTTTATTCGAAAGATGATTGTCCTTATTGTTATAAGGTTAAGCAAGTTTTAGAACTTACCGGAAGTAATTTTACTATTTACAAACTTGATAAAGATTTTACTAAAGATGAGTTTTATATGAAGTTTGGGGAGGAATCTACTTTTCCTCAGGTAATTTGTAATGATGAAAAATTGGGAGGTTGCGTTGACACAATCAAATTCCTCAGAGAACGACAAGTTATCAAATCCTAATATAAATAATCAAAACCACAGAAATCGTGGTGTTGATTTTATACTTAATGGAGGTAAGAGAAAGCAGACACAACCATTTCATATCATTTTTGAAAAGATGGTTTGCTTTCTCAATCGGGAAGTAAACATCTATTTTGAGTTTTCCTTTAATTCAAAAAAGAAGAAACGAGTTTCCCGAGGTAAGAAAAATGTTAGCAGTTAGTTTAGTTTTCGGTTCATTCATGACCGTATTGTTTTTAATCGTGGGACTTATAGGAGGTTGGACTGCAAGAGAATATATGATGAACTATCGGGAAGTACCAAGACCTCACCCCGAAATGTTTGATAATCAGGGTAACCTGATTCCTGATGAGGTCATTGCATTTAATTTTGAAAACTATTATGACGACAACCAAATCGAAGAAGACGACAACAACGACTAAAAAGAGAAGTACCTCTACACCAATTCAAGATCTTCCAAATAATCCCCTTGCGTTTGAGGTATTTGATTTAACTTCTAAACAAAGGACAAAAGCAAAAAAAATAGAGGTACTTAAAAAGTATAGGCATGATTCACTAGTTTCACTGTTTATTTGGAACTTTGATGAAACTGTTATTTCGCTTCTTCCTGATGGAGAAGTTCCGTATTCTGGATATGCGGACCAAACTTCTTATAGTGGAACTCTTTCAACAAAAATTGATGAAGCAACTCGTTTAATGTATGAGAAGGGTTCTTTTTCGATGGGAGTGAGTGATACTCAAGCAAGAACTACAATTCGTAGAGAAGCAAAAAACTTTTATCATTTTGTTAAAGGTGGTAATCAAAATTTGTCTTCAATTAGACGTGAATCTATGTTTATTAATCTTCTTGAAGGATTGCATCCACTTGAAGCAGAAATTATTTGTTTGGTTAAAGATAAAAAACTTTCTGAAAGATATAAAATTACAAAAGATGTTGTTAGTGAAGCATATCCTGACATTAATTGGGGAGGTCGTTCTTGAAACTTATGAAACTACTTTTTGAAGATTGTGGTAAAGAACCTGCAGAAGATCGAACACTTCCTAACAACTCATTTCTAGTAGAATATAAAATTGATGGAGTGTCACATTATGACATTGCTGCTGCAGCAAAACAAGTAGAAATCTTTGACCATTATTATGATAAGTATAGGAAAGATTTTGTGACCATGAATCAGACTGAAGGAAGAATCAATCCTAAGTTGTGGGGCGTTAAACCACCCGAAACCAAAAAGCGAAAGTGATTTCCCAGATCGGGGAAAAAAAATTCGCCAAAAATTTTGATCTGTAAAGATTTTATAAAATTGTATCATATGTTACAAAAGAACTTGACTAGATAGAATGTATAAGTTATAATATACACAGGTCGTTCATCCCTTCGGGGACGCAAGTAAGTCGCGGAACGGAGCGTTCATCCCATGTTTGATTTATTATTTTATTCGAGTATTCATTGTACTGATGCTGCTGACATGATTAGTCGCATTAATGCTAATGAAAATTTAAATAATCAAGTTAAGGTTGAGCTTATTGAAGTAATTCAAGAAGCAACACCTGAATGTCCATGGGACGCAAACGACTGAAGGAACGGGAGATTAAATTCACCCTACTCTTTCAGGAGAACCTACAATGAACACACTTTCTCTGATCAAAAAGCAGATTCAAAAAGCAGCAGCACTGCACGATGCACAAATTGCTATGACCACATATCGTGGTGTAAAGTTTGAGTGCAAGCAAAATGTTGATGAAGTTCATGGAACATTTTGCTATCGCGGTCATACTTATCAGAAGTGATGTTGTGGAAGCACTACAAGTAGCAGGAATTCTATCTCTATTTTGTATTGCATTTATAACTATCATATATGGAGAAATCTTACTAATTAAGAGAGGTTAATTAACCTCTCTTTTTTTTTATGAGTATAAACTCGTAGGCATAAATTTTTATTACCTGACTGTATTAATTTACACACAATCGTTCTAAATATGGTAGAATTCAGAGGTACAGTTATGACCTGAGATCAAATTCTTTTGTCATTTTTGTAATGTGTAAAATTGCATGGAGGTGATATGCACAATATCATTTCTCGCAATCAATTAGCAGAGTGGATGCATATTGAGTGTACCTTAACCCGATGTAATGAGGAACTCGATCTTGTTAATGATTATTTTGACTGTCTAATTGAGTGCGATGATGATCAGGCAACATGTAAACGTATTTGTCGCAAAATTCTAAATTAGTACTAAAATATAAAATGTAGAGGGGATTGATCACCCCTCTTTTTTGTGTTATAATTAATTGTGGAATATCAATTATGTATGGACAGAGAACGACTAAAACTAATTGTTCGTAATTTAGAATTACTTGTTGATGGTTTGAAAGCAGAAGTGTATTCTGATGTTGATGCTTATGTAAAAGAATCTCCAAAAACAATCTTACAAGATTACGACGAAATTTTTGAGGATGATGATGGATACCCGGATTAGTAACACAAATAGAGCGAAGAAACTTCTAAAATTGCTTAATAGATTGATTAAGCAAGAACACTTGTATTCTGATGAAGAGATTTTGGAATACAGGAAAAATATTAAATCTATCAAAGAAGAAATTGATAGAATTGATGCAAAAACATTCAAAGGATTTGGTAAGAAATGAGCGTAAAACTGATTAGTGTAACTCCTGATGCAGAAAAACACATGGCATATTGTGCCCGTGTCTCCAACCCCAATAACCAGGAGAATGAGAAGTTCTCTGGACTCCTTAAGTATTGTGTGAAGCACCAACACTGGAGCATTTTTGAGCAGGCATTTATGACCCTGGAAATCAATACCACCAGGGGTGTGGCAGCTCAAGTGCTTCGTCATAGATCCTTTACATATCAAGAATTTTCACAACGGTATGCTGATTCTTCCCTACTCGCGGAGACGATCCCTCTACCTGAACTACGCAGGCAAGACACCAAGAATCGTCAGAATTCTATTGATGATATTGATCCGTTTGTCCGTCAGGAGTTCCAAATCAAAATGCAAAAGCACTTTGAAGAAGGAATGAAACTCTATAAAGAGATGCTTGATGCATCAATTGCAAAGGAGTGTGCTCGGTTTGTGCTTCCTTTGGCAACACCAACAAGAATCTACATGACGGGTTCTGTGCGCTCATGGATTCATTATATCGATTTGCGTTCTGCAAATGGCACACAGAAGGAGCACATGGATATTGCACTAGGCGCTAAGGAAATCTTTATTGAACAGTTTCCCGCTGTTGCAGAAGCAATGGAGTGGTAATGGACTCTAAAGATCCCGTTATTATTGATGATTTTTTAGATTATAATGATCTTTCATATCTTGCAAATATTGCTAGAAAAGCTCATTATATAATACCAGAAAGTATCGTAAAATTAAATACACCAGAACCAAATAATCACATTTTGTTTGGGCATATGATATATGACAATTTTGTTCCGAAAAGTGAGTTTTTTAAAGATTTTGGAGAAAAATTATTCTCCAAGTTTCATGAAGAATTTTATGTTAAAGCAATAATCCGCTCAAAAATAAATTGCTATCCACAAACTTCACATAATGTTGCTCATCGTTGGCACCAGGATGCAGATTTTCCTCACAAAGGAGTACTTTTTAGTTTGAATGATTGCAATGGATCTACTGAAATTATGGGTTATGGTAAAATTGAAAGTAAAGCAAATCGTCTAATTTTATTTGATCCTTCTGTTCCTCATCGTTCTTATTCATGTACGGATCAAAAATTTAGATTTAATGTCATCATAAACTACTTCTAAATACATTTAATTGAATTTATAACTATGGCAACATATCCTGTAAAACATAAAGAAACTGGTGAAACCAAAGACGTTGTAATGAGCGTTCATGCTTGGGATCAGTGGAGAGAAGATAATCCTGATTGGGAGAGATACTATACTCCAGAAAACGCACCTTCTATTGGTGAAGTTGGAGAGTGGAAAGATAAACTTCGTAAGAAAAACCCAGGATGGAACGATGTTCTTTCTAAAGCTGCATCAGTTCCCGGATCAAATATTTCAAAAATCTAAGTATGGCAAGAAGAAAAAGAGCATCTGCAAATGACCAACCAATTGGAGTTGGTCTTACAACCAAGCAGATGAAAAGGAAAAAACCCTTAAGTTCGGAATATTTGGTTGATATAGAACCTCTTACAGAAAATCAAAAAAATCTATTTAAAGAGTATGGTGAAGGAAAACATATAGTTGCATATGGTTGTGCTGGGACTGGAAAAACTTTCATCACTCTTTTTAATGCACTACGAGATGTTCTTGATGAAAGAACACCTTATGAGAGAATTTATCTTGTAAGATCACTTGTTGCTACGAGAGAAATTGGTTTTCTTCCTGGAGATCATGACGATAAGGCAGATATTTACCAAATTCCTTATAAGAATATGGTGAAGTATATGTTCCAGATGCCAAGTGATGCAGATTTTGAGATGCTCTATGGCAATCTCAAAGCACAAGAAACAATTAAGTTCTGGAGTACATCATTTCTTCGTGGAACTACTCTCGATAATTCGATTATCATTGTTGACGAGTTTCAGAATCTTAACTTCCATGAACTAGATTCTATTATCACTCGTGTTGGTGAAAATACAAAAATTTGTTTCTGTGGTGATGCTCGCCAGTCTGATTTGAATAAGTCAAATGAAAGAAATGGTATCGTTGATTTCATGAACATCTTGCGTAAAATGCCATCTTTTGGTATTATTGAATTTGATATTGATGATATTGTTCGTTCCGGTCTTGTCAAAGAATACCTAACTGCAAAAATTGATTCTGGTTTTTAATGTTTAATCATGTTGATATTAACCTCCCTCAACTTGAGAGGGAGACTATTGATGGAGTAAGATACTACTCTGTTCCTGATGCAGAAGAACTCCTCCGACTGGTCTCCATCACTTCGGTGACTAGTCATTTTAATAAAGAGATCTTTGTAAAATGGCGAAAGAAAGTAGGAAACGAGGAGGCAGATCGTATCACTAAAGCTGCTACAAGTCGTGGTACGGATATGCATACTCTAACTGAACACTTTTTAAAGAATGAAGAACTGCCAAAGGTTCAACCTATTTCAGATTTTCTTTTTAAGATCTCTAAATCTAAACTAAACAAGATTGATAATATCCATGCACTTGAGGGTTCCCTATATAGTAAACAACTTGGTATTGCCGGAACGGTTGATTGTATTGCCGAATATGAAGGCGAACTAGCAATAATTGATTTCAAAACATCCAAGAAACCAAAACCACGGGAGTGGATCGATCACTATTTTGTGCAGTGCATGGCATATGGTTGTATGCTGTACGAACTGACTGGTATTTCAGTTAAAAAACTTGTAATTATTATGGCTTGCGAAAATGGAGAATGCGTCGTCTATGAAGAACGAGACAAATCAAAGTACATCAAACTTCTCACCGAATACATTAGAAAGTTTGTTAGAGATAAACTGGAACTCTATGGAACCGAATAAAGAA